TTGGATAGCTAATTACAATTCTGCTTTTAATAGATATCAAGACTGGAGAAAAGATTTTGTCTTATTGAACAACGACGTAATAGATATTAAATTAGATATAAAAGAAATAGCAAAGTTTAATTACGATTATTTTTTTATGTGTAGATCTTTCCATAATCATGAAGAACGTAATTGGACAGCTCTTCAAACTTTTGATGCAATAGAAGTAATATTAAAAAATTTACAAAATGATAAAAGTAAAAAATAATTTTTTAAATAAAAAAGAATTCAACCATATTAAAGATATTATGTTGAGTCCAAATTTTCCATGGTATTACAATGATACTAAAATTGATAAAAATGGCAAAAATGATTTAAACAATTATCAACTAACCCATACTTTTTTTAGAGATGGTTCTGTTAATTCTGAAGCTTATAGATTATTAGAACCTGTTTTACAAAAATTAAATATAAAAGAACTTGTTAGAATAAAAGCTAACTTAGTACCACGAACATTTAGAATACATAAGTTTGAAGCACATTTAGATCAAGAAAAAGATTGCAAAGCAGCCATCTTATATATGAACACAAATAATGGTTACACTTATTTTAATAATGGAGGAAGAAACGGTTCAGATAAATTTGTAAACTCAAAAGAAAATACAATTGTATTTTTTAAAGCAAACCAAAAACATTATGGCACAACTTGCACAAATGAAAAAATTAGAGTATTAATAAATTTTAACTATCAATAGATCATGAATTGGAAAAAAAATAAATACACCGTAATTAAAAAAGCCATAGATCCAAGTATGGCAGATTTTTTAAAAAACTACATTCTTTTAAAAAGAAAAGTCTTGCAAACATTTATGACTACTCAATACATATCTGAGTTTAATACTGATTGGGGCACGTGGAAAGATAAACAAGTACCAGGAACATATTCTCATTACGGAGATATAGCTATGGAAACTTTGTTAGCAACATTGAAACCTAAGATGGAAAAAGTTACAGGCACTAAATTATTTGAAAACTATTCTTATACGAGGGTATATAAAGTAAAAGATGAATTACGAAGACACAAAGATAGATTTAGTTGTGAAATATCTACCACACTTAATTTAGGTGGCGACCATCAATGGCCAATATATATAAACCCAAAGCAAGAAGAGGGAGGTCACAATGAAACAACTGGAGAATACATGCCTTCTACATCTAAAGGTGTTAAAGTAAATTTAAAACCTGGTGACATGTTGGTGTATCGTGGTGATTTGTTAGAGCATTGGAGAGAACCTTACACAGGTAATTATTGTGCACAAGTATTTTTACATTATAACAATGTTAAAACACCGGGAGCTGAAGAAAACGCTTTGGATAAAAGACCTCATTTAGGTTTACCAAATAGATTTAAGAGAGTTGAAAAAAAGATTCCTAGATAATGTTTCCTCAAACAATTCCTATGTTTGCTAAATGTTTTTATGTTAACAAAATTGACATAGATTCACATAAAATCTTAAAAGGTATAACTGAAAAATTTATACCATCTGCAGACGGAACTAATACTGATCTTAGTCAAACATCTATTGATAAAAATGTTTTAAATAAAACAAAATGGAAAACATTAAAAAATTTAATAATGAAGGAACTTAAGACATACACTGAAAATGTTTTAGAGTATGATAATAAATTTAGAATGACTACGTCTTGGTTTACAAGCTCTGCTCCTGCAAAAGAATCAGAGTATCATTGTCACAAAAACTCTATGGTAAGTTGTTGTTTGTATATTCAATGTGATCAAGACTCAGGAAATATATCTTTTATGAATTATAAACAAGACGATATGTTTCAATTAAAACCAAGTAGATTTAATATGTACAATAATGATAGCTATGAGTTGATACCTCAACCAGGCATGATTATATTTTTTCCAAGTCAAATTCATCACAAAATATTAACAAATAAATCTAATTTAACCAGGTATTCTCTAGCATGTAATTTTGTACCTACAGGAGATATCTATTATAAAGACACGGATAGTTATTTAAAGATATGAAAGATTTTCCTATTATAAGAATAGAAAATTTCTATAATTTTGAAGAAGGCGAACATGCCAAAGTTCGACGTAGTATAATAGGTCAAATAAAACGAGCTGAATGGGACAATAATTTTCTTCTTAAAAAAGATACTTTTACAAAACAACTATATAAAAAATTTGTAGAAACCACTCAAGAACATCTAAATCCTTTTACACTTCGTTTAAATAATCGCCAAAAGTTTTTTGAACATTGTTATGCTGTAGCTTCTAATAAAGATTTTATACCCTCTGTTAATTGGCATAATCATTTAATGACTTCAACTATTAACTCTGTTTATTATTTTCACATACCAAAAGATATGAAAGGTGGAGACATAGAATTTAAAAGTAGAAGAAAAGATATATTAAAAGTAACGCCTAAAACAAATGAATTATATATATTTCCATCTTGGTTGTGGCATAACCCTATAAATGTAGAGTCAAAAGAATTAAGAATATCTATAAATATGGAAATCTGCACCATGGAGAAAGTTGGAGACATCTTTAAACCGCTAGAAATCTATGATAAATCTGCTATAATCTAACGCTTTATAACAGGTTTTTTTATGCTACAAAAATTAGGTTTCTTACCCGGATTCAATAAACAAGTCACACCCACTGGAGCTGAGTCTCAATGGATAGAGGGCCAGAACGTACGTTTTAGATATGGTACACCTGAAAAAATAGGTGGTTGGAATCAATTAGGAGACAGCAAATTAACTGGATCAGCCAGAGGCTTGCATCACATGGTTAATAGAGAAGGTATTAAATATTCCATTATAGGCACAAATAGAATTTTATACGCTTTTTCTGGAGGAATATACTACGACATACATCCTCTGGTAAATCCATCAGGAACTGCTGAAACAAATTTTTTTAGTACATCAAACGGATCACCAACGGTGACTTTAACTTTTTCTGGTGTTCACAATCTTGAAGCAGGAGATATTATTTTATTTGGAGACACTAGCACATTTACTGCTATCACTAATTCTAATTTTGGAGCATCAGATTTTGCAGATAAAAAATTTATGATAACAAGTATAGTTTCTGCAACAGAAGCTACTATCACTATGCCTAGTAATGAAACAGGATCAGGAGCCACTACATCAGGTGGAATTACTTATTTTCAATACTATCATGTAGGAGCAGCTGAACAAGTTGGAGTATTTGGTTATGGTATATCTCAATGGGGTGGAACAGTAACATCACCTAGAACAACAACTTTAAATGGAGCATTGTTAAATGATAATTTTGGTACAGGAGGATCGGGTACAAGTATAACATTAACATCAACTGTTGGTTTTCCAACAACTGGTGTAAACTATATTCAAGTTGGCACTGAAGAAATTTCTTACACAGGAGTATCTGGAAATAATTTGACTGGAATTACAAGAGCTGTCAGAGGCACAACTAGAGCTGCTCACAGCAATGGTGCAACGGTTACAAACACAAGCAGTTATTCTGCATGGGGTCAAGCAGCAAGCACCACGGACAAAGTAGCAGAGCCAGGTTTATGGGCTCTTGATAATTTAGGTGATACACTAATTGCTTTGATATTTAATAATGAATGTTTTGAGTGGAATTCAAATGCATCCAATGCCACACAAACAAGAGCTACAATTATACCTGGTGCGCCAACCGCATCTAGAGATATGCTAGTATCTACACCTGACCGTCACTTAGTATTCTTTGGAACAGAAACAACTATTGGTGACAAGACCACACAAGATGAAATGTTTATAAGGTTTTCATCACAAGAAGATATTAACACTTATGCACCCTCAGCAACCAATAGTGCTGGTACACAAAGACTGGCCGACGGATCACGGATCATGGGAGTTGAACTTGGTAGAAATGCAATTTATGTTTGGAGTGATACTGCTTTATTTACCATGCGTTTTGTTGGAACTCCTAATATATTTGCATTCGAACAAGTTGGTACAAACTGTGGATTAATAGGCATGAACGCAGCTGTTGAGGTTGATG